GTGGTGGAGGATCTGACGGAAGTGACGGTGGAGGAGGTGACGGAGGAGGAGACTCAGATGGTGGAAGTGGTGATTCTGATGGTGGAGGTGGAGACTCTGATGGAGGAGGAGGTGATGATGGTGGTGGTGATTCCGATGGAGGAGATGATGGAGATGGTTCTGGAGATTCTGATGGTGATGGAGGAGATAGCGGTGATGGAGACGACGGAGGCGGAGATGACGACGGTGGTGATGGTGACGATGGAGGAGACGGAGATGGAGATGATGATGGAGGAGATGACGACGGTGGGGATGATGATGGAGGAGACGATGATGATAGTGGTGATGATGATGATAGTGGTGATGATGATGACAGTGGTGATGACGATGAGGGCGGTGATGATGAAGAGAGTGACGATAAAGAAGAAGAGGAAAAAGAAGAGGAAAAAGAAGAAGAAGAGGAAAAAGAAGAAGAAGAAGAGGAAGAGGAAGAGGAAAAAGAAGAAGAAGAGGAGGAAGAAGAAGAGGAAGAGGAAGAAAGTGAAGAAGAAAGTGATGATGAAGAGGAAGAAAAAGAAAAAAAGAAGAGAAAAAAGAAAAGACAACCACCTATAATAGCCGCCAACTTAATGGCTGTACAAATGATAGATGGTACTATTACTACAGCGGCATCCTTTGGTATGTCACAAGCTAACCTAATTGGTACTACTACTTACAGTTACAATGCTATGATCTGGTCTAATATGAAACAGTTTATGATTGGTACTTCAGTTAGTAACGTATGGTGGGCTTATGATAAACCAATTGATTATTATATAGACGATCCTTTTACTGGAGGTCAAGTTAAGTTAGGTACGTTTATGGACAAAGGTAGTATACATTATGTAGATACTAATTCAGTTAACTTTATGTATATGTACGGTACCACTATGATGTCATACAGTTATAGTAGAGTATGGATGGGTCAAAAAGATAACAAATGGAAAGGTGGAGTAGCTGGATTTGCGGCAAGTGCTAGTTTAATTAATGCTTTTGGGGAATTATCATCTACTACTTCTCTTACAGGATTTGCTACTAAACCCTTTACTTTTAAAAAAGCAAATAGATTAACTATAGCCCCCATGCTTGCACTATCTTTACCAGTAACTATTAAACCTTTAGACCTTAAAATAATACCTTTTGAAAATTTTACATATATTATTGGGTTAAATAATAGTTATAAACTATCTCAACGATTTAATGCTAATTTAGGTATTAGTACAGTTCATAATACAGATAAAAAGATTCCTATGACTTATGCTTTAACTGTTGGAGCAAGGTTTGCTTTTTAATATTTATAATAAATACGTTTCATATAAAAATGTTTTATTATGTTTAATTATTTAAAAAATAAATATATGGCTTTCAAAGATATGTTTAAAGATGATAATGATATCAATGAAAAATCAGTAGTAGGATTTGCATCATTTGCAATGATGTGTTTATTTGCAATCGCTGATATTGGTACAGGATTTTTTGGAAAAGATTTAGTAATCCAAGAGTTTATCTATAATTCATTTGTAATTATTACACTTGGTTCATTTGGAATTGCTGAAGCAGGTAAAATATTTAGTAAAGAAAAATAAATTATGGCAATAGTACCTAAAGGAATAGTAATACATTCTATGGGAGAGTACCTTCAATGGGAAGGAGAATGGATAAATGCATATGATTTTTTAAAAAAACTAAAATTATCAGTACATGGTTTTATTCATCCTAATGGACACTATGAAAAAATGATAGAATCACCAGGAAAAGCTTCACATGCTGGTAAATCAGAATGGGATGGAGTTCAATATTTAAATTCTCATTATTTAGGATTCGAATTATTAGTACCAGGTAAACAAACTTATAGTAGTTTTTTAAAAGCTATTGAAGAACCTGGAACTTATACACAAGAACAGTTTGATAGTGCAGTAGATACTTGCAAATGGTGGATGAAACAATATAATATCCCAGTTAATAATGTTATAAGGCACTCAGACTGTAGTGGAGACCATGTAAGAGGCAAAGGAAAAGGAAAAGTTGATCCTGGTTCTGCTTTTAATTGGGAATTATTTAAAGAATCCTTGGTTGGATAATTAAATAAACTTTCATATATTTATTTCCATATTTATGTTTAAAACAATAAAAAAAGGAATTTTACCTTTCTTAATAGGATTTTCTGCTCTATCTGTTAGTGCTTCAGCAGCATTTTATTCAGTTAGTGGGTTATCTAAATTATTTGCCGGGGCACAATTTGAAGTAATTATAATGGCTGGTTCATTAGAGGTAGCCAAGTTGGTTACTGCTTCTTTACTCTATCAGTATTGGGATACTATAAATAAAATACTTAGAACGTATCTTACGGTAGCTACTATAGTATTAGTATTAATTACTAGCATGGGGATATATGGGTTTTTAAGTGCGGCATATCAAGATACTTATAGACAACTTACTATTAAAGAAAATCAAACAAGTTTTTTAACACAGAAAAAAGATTTTTATGAAAAAGATGTTATACGTTATGATAAAGAACTTGAGAGAATTAGTAGTAATATTAGTATTCTTTCTAATGCCAAAGCTCAGTCGATCCAAGTACGAGACACCACGGTATCTGGGGGCGTTAGATCAACCATCTCTACTGCCGAACTTAGGCTTTCACAAAAACGTATTGAAGTTGAAGAAGAAAATAGAAAAAATGTTCAATTCAAAAGAGAAATAGTAGCAGATTCATTACAAAAATATCAACTTAAAATATTAGATTTAGAAAATAATTTAGATATAGCAGGTGAATTAGGACCTTTACAGTACCTTTCGGGTTTAACTGGGGTTTCTATGGATAAAATAATTAATATATTATTATTAGTTATTATATTTGTATTCGATCCTTTAGCTATATCTCTTGTAGTAGCATCAAATTTTGCTTTTGTTAAAGCTTTTCCACCTAAAAAAAAGGTAGAAAAAGAAAATCTAAAAAAGGAACCTACTCAAACTTTAATTTGGGAAAATGATATTGATGTTAAAAAAACCTCTTCCTCTTTTACTAGTACTCATCAAATAGATAAAGAGTTTGATAAAGATTTTTGGTCTTCTTATAATGAAGAAGATGAACAAAGAATGAATATTATTGGTCAAAATGGAAATGATGGAGAACATTATGAAGATGAAGAATTTAATGATTTAGATTTAAATAAAGATGGAATTATTGATGAAAATGAAAGATCAATTGCCGAAAATAAAATTAAAGAATTAGAGAAAAAAATAAAACCTGGGATATCAGGGTTTAGAGTAAATAAATTTAAAGAAGAAATAAATAAAATTAAAAAATCCCTAGAAAAATGAAAAAATATTATGTTTTATTTTTAATGTTATTAGCATTAAGTTGTACTGCCCAAGAAAATATTATAGAAAAAAGAGAATGTTGTGAAAACATTACAGTTGAAACACCAATATTTACTGTTTATTATTCAGAAAGTAAACAACAACCTATTACTTTAACTTATTTGTCTACAGACAGACCTAAAAACGTAGATAGAGGTTCTATGAATTTTAGAACAGAAAAAAATTATTACACTTCTGATAATAATGATTATAAAGGTATTCCTTATGATAAAGGTCATCTTGCACCCGCAGCTACTTTCTCTGATTCCTACGAAAACTTAAGAGCAACTTTTTCATTCCTTAATTGCGCATTGCAGAAAGATAAACTTAATAGAGGAGCATGGAGATTATTAGAACAAGAAGAAAGAATTTGGGACGATGAACAAGATTTGGAAATTACTATTAACATTATATTTTCAGACTCAGTTATGGCTAATGGAGCTACTTTACCTTCTGGTTTCGAAAAACACATTAAATTTCTAGATGACAACACAACTAAGTGTTTCTATTTTCCTAACGAAGATCCTACTAAGGACTGGGAAGAATATGAAGTAAATTGTAATAATTAAAAGTTAAATTTAGCTTGGATACCTAAAATAAAGGTTGTATATTTACGGTAAATAAAAGTTATATGTTTGATATTCCCCTGTCAAGAAAACAAGTAGAAAAACAATTAAGTCAGTATCAAAAAATAAACTATAATCAATTTAGGTGGTGGAGAATGTATCAACCTAAAAATAAACCACTTGATAATCGTAAACCTTTACGTGAACGTATATTTAATGGTGATTTTGATTATTCATGTTATAAAGCTCAACAATATTGGGTTGAATATCAATTAAAAGATATTCTAAAAGAGTGTGATAATGATTATGGAAAATATTTAGAAAAAACATCAGTTATTAGAGCACGAAGAAAACGTTTAATTGAAGATTTTGAAAAAGATGAGGCTGAAAGGTTAAATTCTTTAACAGTTGAATTTACAAAATATTTTAAATGTAATAGAGAACAAGTTGAAGAAGAAATGTTAAAATGTAGTGGTTCTCTAATAGATCTTTATTATATTATAGAAGATAAATATAAAATAGTCCATGCACCCTACCCTTTAAAGCGTAGGGGGCGACCTAAAAAGTTATGTATATGAAAATAAGCCATGAAGTTCCTAGATGTCTTTTAACAGCATCACCTGAATTCAACGATTATGATTATTGTTTACCCCATCTTTTAGACCAAGATAAAGAATATAAACAATATTTTATAGATGCCCGAGATAAGGGTAGATATGTTATAATGGATAATTCACTTCATGAATTAGGTGAAGCATATGATTTTGATAGATTACGCTATTGGGTTAACGAATTAGAACCAGATGAATTTATGGTACCTGATGTTTGGATGAGATGTGCCCAAACAGCAGCTCAAGCTAAATATTGGAAACAATTTGAATTCCCAGAAAAAACACAAAAAATAGCTGTAATTCAAGGTGAAGATAAAAATCAAGCATATTTATGTGCTAATTTATTGCACAATTTAGGTTATACAAAATTATGTGTATCTTATGGTGCTACTTGGTATAATGATTTCTTCCCACATTCTAATCCAGATATGGGTAAGGCTTTGGGTAGAGTAAGATTTGTACAGGGTTTATTAAAATTAAACGAATTAAAAGATATTAAATTTCATTTATTAGGGTGTTCAATACCACAAGAATTTGGTTGGTATGATAACCACCCACGAATTGAATCAATTGATACTTCAAACCCTGTAATGGCGGCGTTAGAAGGAATAGAATATAAAGAACACGGTTTAAATACTAAACCAAATGCTAATATGAATGACCATTTTGATGTTGATTTTATGGATATTCAGTATGGTAGTGTTCTTTATAATACAAATAAATTTAAAAAAATTAATAACTTATGGCAGAAGTAATAAAACATGCATTAGGACTTTGTGGAGAACACTTTCATCCAAATATTTGGACTCTTCTTGTAGGGGGGTTTGGAATATCAACTATATTTTTGTATGTTCGATTATATATAAAATGTAAATTTAAACAAGCGTTTGCCTATACGCAAAATACCTGGCAAAAATTAATAAATTAAATTATGGCAAAACACGTAGTAGTTTCGTTAAGTGGTGGAATGGATAGTAGCACCTTATTGTTAAGAGCTATCAATGAATATGATACTGTAACAGGTATCTCATTTGATTACGGTCAAAAACATAAAATAGAGTTAGAAAAGGCCCAATCATTAATCAATTATTTAAAAGATAAAGGTCATAAAGTAAATTATAGACAAATCAAATTAGATGGTTTAGTAGATTTATTAGACTCAGCTCTAGTAGAAGGAGGTGATGATGTGCCAGAAGGACATTATGAGCAAGATAATATGAAAGAAACAGTTGTACCTAATAGAAATAAAATGTTTGCTTCTATTACTCAAGCTGTTGCTTTATCAATTGCAAATAAAACAGAAGAAACTTGTGATATCGCTTTAGGTATCCATGCAGGTGACCATGCTGTTTATCCTGATTGTAGACAAGAATTTAGAGATGCAGATGATGCCGCGTTTAGAATGGGTAATTGGGAAGCTGACAGAGTTGGTTATTTTACCCCATATTTAGATACGGACAAATTAGGAATATTAAAAGATGGACAAATATTATGTAAAAGATTATCTATTGGATTCGATGAAGTTTATTCTAGAACTAATACTTCTTATAAACCTTTTCCTAGTGGGAATAGTGATTATAAATCTGCTTCTTCTGTTGAACGAATTGAAGCATTTATTGCTTTGGGTAGGAAAGACCCTGTTCAATATGAAGACGAAAGTGGTGAAGTTGATTATGAGATAGCAAAAGCTCATGTTCAGAAAGTTCTTGCTGAATATGTATAGCAACAGATTAAATTAATTAAAGTAATGGATACTAGTAATCAAAAAAACGGTAATACTCAACTTAACAATGACAGAAACTCTTTTAATGAAAAAGTTAGTAAGTATAGTAATTTAGGTAATACTAAAAAGGTACAATGGAGCGATAAAAGAAGATATCGTAACATTTAAAGGATTTGTCTCGTGGTGTAATTGGTAACACGTCTGGTTTTGGTCCAGAAGAGTATAGGTTCGAGACCTGTCGAGACAACAATTAATTTTAAAAAATAAATAAGTTATGAGTAAAAATAAACAAGAACTTCCAAATGCTTATCTACATCAAAGAGTAAGTTTTTTAAAATCCACTATTAGAATAGTAGGTTATGGTTTTCTTCCTTTTAGTTTGGAGACCGCAGCTATTATTCTTATATTGAGTGAGATAATTGGAATAATAGAAGAATTAGTTTAAGTATGGGTAAAAAAGAAATATTAAAAAAATTAATTAAATTAAAATATGAACCTTTTACTCCAGAAAATAAATTAAAAATTCAAAAATTACAACAAAAGTTAGATAAATGAAAAAAATACTTTATTTTAGTGCAGCATGGTGTGGTCCATGTAAAACATTAGGTCCTATTATGGAATCCTTATCTGGTCAAATTAATTATCAAAAAATTGATGTTGATAAAGACCAAGATCAATCTATTAAATATGGAATTAGAAATATACCTACTTTAATTTTAATTGAAAACGGAGAAGTTAAAGATAAAAAAGTAGGGGTATTATCAAAAGGTCAAATTTTAAATTTTTATAATGGGTAAATTTCAATCAAGTAAAGTATTTAATGGTTTTTCAACTGTTTTTAGACAATGGAAAGCAGAAACAACTCATTGTAGGTTTATACATGGTTATGGGATTTCATTTAAAGTATATTTTGAGGGAGAATTAGATGAAAGAAACTGGGTATGGGATTTTGGTGGAATGAAAAGAGCTAAAACCCAAATTGATGGTAAATCTCCTAAAGAATGGATGGATTATATGTTTGATCATACTTTAATTATAGCTGAAGATGATCCTTATCTTAAGGCATTTGAACAGATGAGTGAAGCAGGAGTAGCTCAAGTAAGAATAATACCAGCTACAGGTGCTGAAAAATTTGCTGAATATATTTATAATAAGCTTAATGAATTTGTTAAAACTGAAACTCAAAATAGAGTAAAAGTTACTAAAGTTAAGTTTATGGAGCATGAAAAAAATGCTGCATATTATACTGAATAAAAGTTATAATAGTGAATAAAAAACCACTTTAAAAAATTTATATGGAACACAAACAACTTAAAAGAATCGAAGATTATAATAAAAATCTTCCAATTGTAGAAATTTACACTGCAGTACAAAGTGAGGGAAGTAGAGCAGGCTATCCAACCGTTGTAATCAGAACTACGGGTTGCACACATCGTTGCTATTTTGGCGAAGGAGGATGGTGTGATTCTTGGTATACTTCAATCCACCCAGAAAAAGGAAAATTTAATTTTAATAACATTATTAAAATGTATGAGGATAATCCTCATATAAAAGAAATGATGTTAACTGGGGGGTCACCTACTATGCATCCTGCTTTAGTAAACGAATTAACTCATTTTGCAAATGAAAAAAATATTTTTATTACTATTGAAACTGAAGGAAGCCATTTTCTACCAACTGACTATCCTATTAATTTGCTTTCTATTAGTCCTAAGTTCTCCAATAGCGTACCTGTACTTGGGGTACCTACACCTCAAGGAAAAGATACAGACGAAAAAATGATTAAAACCCATAATAGACTTAGACTTAACTATGAAGCAATAAAACAATCAATAGGATATCATTTAGATTACCATATTAAACCAGTATGGGATGGTAAAGATGAAGGCGCTTTAGCTGAAATTATGGGCTGTATAAATACTTTAGATGTACCACAGCATAAAGTTTGGTTTATGCCTGCTGGAGATTCTAGGGAGGCTTTATTTAAATCTTACCCTATATTATTTGATTGGGTTAGAGATAATGGTTATAGAATGACTTGGAGACCACATATTATTGCTTTTGAAGACCAACGTGAAGTATAGTGGATAAGCAAGAAGCTCTTCGTATATTAGATGATATAAAAGAAAATGTAAACATATGTTGTGCTATTACAATGGAACCAGATGAAGTTTTAGTATTAATTGATAAATTAGAAAGTTATATAAATGGACAAACGTAGAAGAATTCACGAAGAATTAGAAGTGGTGCAAGAGGGATTTGCAAATGGGGTAGCACCTGGGTTTCCACTCAATGATAAAGAAAAATTAAAAATGATTAGCAAAGCTGAAAGAGCTTATGGTAAGTTTTTAGAAGCATTAAAATGTGATTGGAAAAATGATCCAAATTCATCCGAAACACCCAGACGTGTAGCTAAAGCTTATGTTAATGATTTATGGGCTGGTAGATACACTGCAATGTCTCCTATTACATCATTTCCATCGGATGGTTATGATGGTATTGTTATAGAACGTAATATACCTTTAACATCAATGTGTTCTCACCACCACCAAACAATTGGGGGTGTTGTTCATGTTGGTTATATAGCAGGAGAAGATGGTCAAGTAATTGGTTTATCTAAGTTAAATAGGATTGTAGAACTATTTGGTCGTAGAGGAGCAATACAAGAACAACTAACCTCAGCCATTCATAATGCAGTAAGTAAAATTACAGAAGGTAATAAAGGTGTAATTGTTACTATAGTTGGCACACATAATTGTGTTAGTTGTAGAGGAGTTAAACATCAAGGTGCGGCGATGGTTACTACTAAGGCATCTGGTGTATTTAAAGAAAATAAAAATTTAGCTCGAAAAGAGTTTTTTGATTCATTAAAAATAAACAATGGAGGACACAACATCTAAAATATTTCTTAAATGGTCTGATATACAGGAGTATATTAAAATATTATCATTAAAAATACTAACAGACTACCCTAACATAGATTCAGTAATGGGAATACCTAGAGGTGGTTTAATTCCTGCAGTAATGATTTCACATGAATTAGGAATACCATTAGTTATACACCCAACTAGAAATACTTTAGTTATAGATGATATTAATGATACAGGGTATACTTTAGATAAAGCACCAGGGGTTTATCATGCTGTTTTACATCATAAACCAACATCAAAATTTAAACCTAATTTTTATGCTGAAGAAGCAGGTGAAGAATGGATAGTTTATCCTTGGGAAAAAGAAGATTCAGAAGCTTTACCCGATTATTTCCAATCAGATGAATTTTTAGAATTTACAGAAGGAGAAGATAACTCCAGGGTATGGCCAGAAGAGGATAATAAAGTACATACTATTGGAGGATTAACTATTCCGAAAGATAACACAAATAAATTAAATAAAAAATGAATAAAAACCCTAAACCAGAATCTAATCCTTGTTGTGCACATGATTTAGATAGTGTACCTTTTGTAGATGAAGTAGAAGAATTTAATAAAACATTTGGAAAACCGAATAAATATGAACCAACAATACCAGAAAAAAAAGAATGGCAATTCGTATATGACTTTATACTTGAAGAATTGGAAGAATATAGACAGGCTTGCGAAAACGGAGACATCGTGGAAGTTTTGGATGCTTTGTGTGACATTGCTTATGTTTCCCTTGGGAACGGTACTATGTTACACGGCCTTAAGGATAAGATATGGCCAGCATATCAAGAGGTACAAGGAAGCAATATGTCAAAGTCTTGTAGCACTGAAGAAGAGGCCATGGAAACTGTCACCCTCCGTTCTAAAGAACAAAATGAGCCATGTCACTATGAAAAGGTGGAGGAGAAATTTGTAGTATATAGAACTAGAGATAGAAAAGTTATGAAATCAATTAAATATTATAGACCTGACCTTAATCAATTTTTTACAGAACAAGAAGTAGATAAATGTAAACCTAACTATAATCCTGGGACTATTATATAATGTATAAAAAAGCATATTCTACTAGATTAGGAGGAAATAAATATAAAATTCATTTATGGGACCATGCTGGATATGATGAAATTGAATGGTATAATTATGCTTACCAAGAATGTTCAGATGAAGATGCTACTCATAAAGGTTTAAGTGGAGAACCTCTTAAAAAGATTTATAAATGGGATAAAAATACTTCTAATCTCCATTTCCATGATATAACCCCATATCAAAAATTTCTTATAGAAAAATATGGTATTAATGATAAACCTTCTACTGGTCATAAAGAATTATTTTTTGATATTGAATGTGAAATAGGAGGAGCATTAACCGAAGAATATATTGAAAGAGCCCCTATGCCTATTACAACAATAGCATACTGGGATAAAACATCAGATGCTTGGGTTATATTAGTTCGTGATGATAAAAATGAATTAAAAAGAACAAAAGCTAAAAATAAAGAAATTGTCCCCGTTAAAACTGAACAAGAATTATTAGCAACATTTTTAGAACGTTTTAGAGAAATTGATCCTGACATTTTAATTGGTTATAATAGTGATTATTTTGATATACCTTATTTATATTATAGAATGTGTAATGTATTAGGTAAAGAATGGGCAGATCAATTATCTCCTTTAGGTAAAGTTAATGCTAAAAAAAATAACCAATATTTTTATAAAAGAAACCAATTTGTAGATATTATGGGAGTTGAATCTCTAGATTATATGAGATTGCATAAAAAGTACAGTTGGAAAGATGAACCTAGTTGGAAATTAGATGCTATTGGAGAAAAATATACAGGTATAGGTAAAATAGACTATGAAGGAAATTTAGATCAATTATTTAAGATTGACTTACAAAAATATATTCAGTATAATTTTCGTGATGTAGAAATATTAAAATTATTAGATGAAAAGCTTCAATATATAGCTTTAACTAAAAACTTATCACATAAGGGAAAACATAATTATAGTGAAGTTTATGCTAATAGTAAAACCCAAGACGGTGCAATTTCAGCTTATTTATTAAGTCAAAACATAATTCCTCCACCTAAAGACCCTAATCCTAGAAGTAAAAAAGGATATGCTGGGGGTTATCTTTTTTGCCCTAAAGCAGGGTTATATAAATACATGTTTGATGAAGATTTAACATCATTGTATCCATCTATTATTATGTCTTTAAACATAGGTAGGGAAACATTCAAGGGTCGTATTGTAGATGCAGATGATCGTAATAATAGATTAGGCCTTAATGATTTAAAGGAACGAGATGCTAAAGAGGAGTTACTAGTTGAAAATTTTAAAGGACAACAAACTCGAGTTAGTGTTGATAAGCTAATATCCATGATAGAACAAAATAATTTAGCAGTGTCAGCTAATGGTTGTTTGTTTACTACGGGTAGAGAATCTACCTTATCTACTGTTCTAAATAAATGGTTTGATGAAAGGGTAGAATATAAAAATGAAATGAAAAAAGCATATAAAACAGGAAATAAAGAAAAAGGAGCATATTTTTATTTAATGCAATATACTATGAAAATTTTGCTTAATAGTTTATATGGGGCCACTGCTTTACCTTCATTTAGATATGGAATGAGTCTATCTATATTAAGTGAAGCAATTACCTTATCTGGTCACAGAATCATTCAAGAATCGGCTTTATGTGCTAATAGACATATGAATAAAGTAATAAATAATCAAATAAAATTAAAAGTATAATGGAAAGTAATTTTGATTGGGTAGTAACCAAAACAGAATCTCCATGGGGGGAATTCAAAGTATTGCTTAGTGAAAAAGATGTAAAAGTCAAAAAAATAGTTGTTAAACCTTATAGTAGATTATCCTATCAGTACCACCATAAACGAAGAGAACAATGGACAGTAATAAGTGGGATATTATCTATTATTTTAGATGATGAAAAAGTATTTAGATCACCTGGGGAGTCAATTAGTATTCCTTTAGGAGCTAAACATAGAGCATGGAATGAAACACACGAACCCGTTGTTTTTATAGAAGTTCAAACCGGTACGTATTTTGGAGAAGATGATATAGTAAGATTAGAAGACGATTATAATAGAGAATAATATGGCATTAAAAAAACAATCAATAAGAACAGGAATGGATATCTTAGTTAATGAAGATAGAATTTCTAAAGAAGAATTAATTATAATTAGTGAATCTTGGGATGAAAGACAAGAAAGATTCTTCAGAAAAATGTTAAAACAAGGGGGTGAATTTAAAATTAAAGGTATTAAATATAAAATATCTTTAAAAGAAAGATCAGATTTAAATTCCCAAGGAGAAAAACCTATAAACCTCCCACCTATTTCTGGAGAGAGATCATTTTAGTATGAAGCATTTAGAAGAAACACCTTGGTGGATTTGTGATAAAGAAGATACAAATTATTGTGCTTATATGGACACAGATTCAGTATATTTAGATGCAGAACCCATATTAAAACATTTATATCCTGATTTTGAATCTTATAGTGATAAAGAAAAAGATGATAAGTTAGAAAAAATTGCAATGGAGTATCAAGATATTATAACAGATTATTATGATGTGTTAGCTAAAGAATGTTTTAATGTTTCTACTCATAGATTAGAAATGAAAACAGAATGTGTTATCCGTTCTGCTTACTTTAGAGCTACTAGAAGATATGCACAGTGGATTACTAAACAGGAAGGTATAGAAAAAGAAAATCTAGATATTAAAGGTTTAGAATTTATGAAAGCTAATTTCCCACCTATATTAGGTGATTTTTTTCATAATATTTTACAACAAGTATTAAAAGGAGAAGAAAAAGATAGTATAATTAATCAAATAAAAGTATTTAAGAAACAAATACTAGGGGGTGAAATATCTTTAACTAAATTAGGTAACCCTACTTCAGTTAAAAAATTAGAAAAATATTCAGGAACTGGAGCCAGAGCAGGAGAAATGTTTACTGAAATATTAAAAGGTGCCCCTGCTCCTGTAAGAGCAGCTATCCGTTATAATGATTTATTAAGACTATGGCAATTAGATAGAAAATATAATTTAATTACTATGGCAGATAAAGTTAAATGGATTTATTTAAAAGATAATCCTTATAAAATAGAAGCTTTAGCTTATCAAAATTACGAAATGCCTGATAAAATACAAAATTTTTTAGACATTTATGCTGATAGACAAAAAGTATTTGATTCAATATTATTAAATAAATTAGAAGGTTTTTTTAGTGATTTAGGTTGGTCTTTAGATTTAAATCCTTATACAAATGCTTTAAAATCCTTTGAAATCTAAAATAAATTTCGTATATTATCGTTATGATAAATAAAAGCCAATTAACAAGTGTTATTTCTAAGTATTATTTAAATGGTTTAAACAACCAAGTAAAATGGAGAATTAAAGATAATACTTTAACAATATATGCCGGAGAATCCGGTAGAGTATGTAAAGTAGTATTAAATAATTTCCAATTAGAGGATGCAGAATTAGGGGTATTTGATACTAATAAATTAAGTAAATTAATATCTATTACTAATGGGGATTTAATGATTTCCTTAGAAAAAATAAAAGCAGTATACACTAAAATGCATATTGCGGATTTAAATTTTGATTTAACTTATTCTTTAGCTGATATTCTTATTTTAGGTAAAAATACATACTATGAAGATCCTGAAGAATGGGAAGTTGATTTAATATTAGAGCCTGAAGATATAGACCGTTTAATTAAAGCTAAAAATGCTTTAGGAGATGTAAATTCAATGTTAATAACAACTACAACAGATTTTGATGGTAATAATATATGTGAATTTATATTTGGAGATAATACAGGTTTTTCAAATAAAATATCTTACAAAATTCAGGGTAATATTACTGAAAGTGATATTCAAATCCCTTTTGATTCTAATATTTTTAAGGATATTTTAAATTCAAATAAAGATATGTTTAAGGGTCAATTAAAACTATCAACTACTGGTATTTTAAAATTAAATTTTACTTCAGAAGAAATTATTTCTGAATATTATGTGGCAAGAAATGAATAGAAATAAAAAATAATATATTTATAATAGAACATAAAATTGTAGCTAGGGCACGATGTTATGTTTAAATTAATCGAGAGCTTCGGCCTCACAAAACTAAATGATATGAGTACATTACAATTATTAGAAAGACACTTAAGTCCTTTCGATATCCTATTTAGGAATCACTTTAAATCTGACAGCGTATTTAATCCTGTCACAAACACAAAACACCCACACCCACTTAATATTTTCTTCGATGATAAAGGGCTTCACTTTGAAGTTGCCTGTACAGGGTTAACTAAAGAAGATGTTATTCTTGATATTGAAGGGGATACTTTAAAAATCAACTATAAAAAACCAGAAGAGGAAGATTTTCATCAAGGAATGATCCACAATGGTTTATCTAAAAAATCTTTTGATTTAAGATATAAAATTGCACCTAAATTTAATTTATCAAAAACAGATGCAGCTTTAGAAAATGGATTATTAAAGATTTTTATTCCTCTAGCTGAAGAAGCTAAACCAAAGTCAATAAAAATAAAATAAGAGTTATTAAAAAAAGCGTGTCCTAGCGCAATATTGTTCGTATATTCACGTCCAAATAAATAAAGTTATATATGTCTAGAAAACCAAAAAGTCTCACAACAATTTCGGATCCTCTGTTAGAACCATATTATATCACTAAAGATGAAATGTGCTATACAGTTAATGAAAGGATTACTCCCAATGAAGATCACTTTAGATCTAAAGGTAAAGGTACTGAATATTCAAAACCACAAGGATATTATCCTAATTTTAAACAAGCATTAGAAAAAATATCAAATGCTAAATTACATACTAAAAAAGAATATTCTTCTTTACAAATATTTTTACAAGAATTTAAAATAATAGAAAATAACATTAAAAATTATACAGATGGAATTAGAAGCACTATTTGATGCCGTTATAGTAAAACCTATAGAATCAAAAGAAACTACTTATGGTAATATTATTGTACCAGATTTAGGGAAAGAAAAAAATGAAATGGGGAAAGTTATAGCTGTAGGCCCTGGAAAACCTACAATAACAGGAGATTTTATACCTACTATATTAAAAGAAGGTGATACTGTAGTACTACCTACAATGGGTTTTACTAAATTACCATATAATGGGGAAGAATATTATGTAGGACCTGAAAATCAGGTTTTAGCAAAATTAAATCAAACAGTTACAATTGAAGATACTTTAGCTAAAACAGAACTAACAGAAATAGAAAAAGAACATTTAACAGATATTTAATATGAGTAAACAAATAGAATTTGGTTCGGAAGCAAGAAACCAACTAGTAAAAGGGATTGATATTTTAGCTGATGCCGTTATATCAACATTAGGACCTAATGGTAGAAATGTAGTTATAGCAAATGAACAAGGTACACCACAATCAACAAAAGATGGTGTAACTGTAGCTAAATCTATAACACTAAAAGATCCTAATCAAGAATTAGGGGTTCAATTAGTAAAACAAGCAGCAATTAAAACAGCAGAAAAAGCAGGAGATGGTACAACTACTTCTACTTTATTAGCTAGAGAAATGATTAAAGGAGGATTAAATGCCCTAAATAATGCTGAAAATGCAGTTCAAATTAAGAGAGATATTGATAAAACAGTTGAAATAGTAATAAATAACTTAAGAAATAAAATATCAGAAGACATTTCAGGAGAAGAACAATTAGAACAAATTGCTACAATTTCTTCAAATAATGACCCTGAAACTGGAAAATTAATATCAACGGCAATTGATAAAGTAGGAATGGAAGGGGTAGTACATATTGAAGAATCTAAAACAGGAGAAACTTATTTAGAAACAGTTGAAGGTATGCAATTTGATAGAGGATTTAAGTCACCATATTTTGTTACTGATAATAATAGTATGACTTCAGTTTTAGAAAATCCTATGATTTTAATTCTAGATCAAAAATTAACTCAAGTAAAAGATTTACTTCCTATTCTAGAAGCAGTATCTTCTCAAGCAAAATCTTTATTAATAATTGCTGAAGATATTGATGGTGAAGCTTTAGCTACTCTTATTGTAAATAAAATGAGAGGTACTATGAAAGTATGTGCTGTTAAATCACCTGAATTTGGAGATAGAAGAAAACTAGTTTTAGAGGATATAGCTATAACAACAGGTGGTCAAGTATTTAGTAAAGAAAAAGGAATGAAACTTGATAAATTTAGTTGGGATTGGTTTGGTGAAGCTAGAAATATTACAGTAGAAAAAAATATAACCACAATAGTAGATGGTAAAGGAAATATTGAAGCAATAGAAAGTAGAATTGATGAATTGCAAAAACAAATCGAAAAGTCTCAAACTCCATTTGAAACTGAAAAACTACAAGAAAGATTAGCTAAATTTGTAGGAGGAGTAGCTATTATTCATGTAGGTGGAAATACTGAAACAGAAATGAAGGAGAAAAAGGATAGAGTTGACGATGCGTTGCATGCTACAAAAGCAGCTATTGAAGAAGGTATAATACCTGGAGGTGGAATTGCATTATTATATGCTTCATCAGGATTAGAAGTTAATTCAACAGGAGCAGCTATTGTAAAACAAGCATGTGCAAAACCATTCAATCAAATTTTAGTTAATGCTGGTCATGAAGAAGTTAGTGCCAAAATTATAGCAGATGGTATGATCAATTCTGGGAATGATGGTTGGTTAGGTTATAACATTAAAACTGAAAACACAGTTGATATGAAAGAGGAAGGTATTATTGACCCAACTAAAGTAGCTAGAACAGCATTACAGAATGCTGCATCAGTTGCTGGTACTGTATTATTAACAGAATGTACTGTAGTAAATGAGCCTAGTGATATTAAACAACAACCACAAATGGACCCTATGATGGGGATGATGTAAAATAGATTCGTATATTATGGCTACACAGATTGAAGAAAAAAATATATTAATTGCTAGAAGAGTACCACCAGGAGATAAATGGAGATTAGTTGCAAATGAACCTGATGGTCCCTTACATAAAACTTTAACTGATGCTTTAGAAGCATACATGGTTAAAACTGGATTTAAAGGTAGTTATAGATTAGAACCTTTAAAAAGTAATTTATATGCAATTGATTCTAAAGAAACAGAAATAAAACCTGAACCAATAAAAAAATATTCAATTTATGGCGAATATGGAGAATAGCCTATTAGTAGAAAAATATAGACCATCTAAATTAGATAACTATGTTGGTAATGAAAATATTAAAAAATCTATTTCTAAGTATATAGAACAAAATGATATTCAAAATTTAATATTTTATGGTCCTGCAGGAACAGGAAAAACAACATTAGCTAAAATTTGTGTTCAAAATTTAGATTGTGATCATCTTTATATAAATGCTAGTGATGAAAGAGGTATAGAAACAATTAGAGACAAAGTATCAAGCTTTGCAAGTGTTGCTTCTTTCAAACCCCTTAAAGTAGTTATTTTAGATGAAGCTGATTTTTTAACAATTCAAGCTCAAGCTTCACTTCGAAATATAATAGAAACTTTTTCACGTACTACTAGGTTTATTATGACTTGTAATTTTGTAGAAAGGATTATTGATCCTTTACAATCAAGATGTCAAGTACTTAAAATAGTTCCTCCAACTAAAAAAGATGTTGCTAAACATTTAAATTGGTTATTAAATGAAGAATCAATTGAACATAATGTTAAAGATTTAGCACCTTTAGTTAACCAATACTATCCAGATTTACGTAAATGCATTAACACAATACAATTATCTACCCAAGATAATAAGTTAAAATTAGATAAATCAATATTAGTATCATCAAATTATATAGATCAAGTTATTTCTATTTTAAATACACAAAATTCCCAACAAGGATATCCTACAATTAGGCAAATTATAGCAGATGCTAATGTAGATGATTTTGATGAGTTGTTTAGAATGTTATATGAAAAAGCATCAGAATATATGCCAGGTAAAGAAGGGACGGCTGCGATTTTAATAAATGAACATCAATATAAATCAAACTTTCGTATTGATAAGGAAATTAATACGATGTCATTAATACAAAATTTAATACAAAATAAATAATTATGGACCAACAATTACAACAACCCCAAATCGATTTAAAAACTACTACTGGGGTTAAAAATTCTGAAGGAGGTAGTATATTTCTTCAAGGAGTAGTTTTAAGAAAAATTTCTAGATTTGTAGCAGGCACAGATGAAGATGCGTTGTTACCTGTCCCTGTATTTTTTGACCCTGAAACTAAAAAAATATTAGAATCAACACTCCCTAAAGACTTAAGAGAAGAATTTAAGGATGAGTTGCTCTAATATATTTGATTGGTTAAAACATATAAATCAATACAAAACACCAACTAAATCATTTAGCGATAAAGATTGGGAGGTATTTAATAGTTATATGATTCATAGGTTTTTATCTATGAACCCTGATTATTTAGAGGTAGTTAATTTTGTTCAAGATTACCCACCACAAGAAAAAAAATCAATTTATACTATTTATAAAGAATTTATACCTAAAAATAATAAATGGAATAAATACATTAAATCTAAAATTAAACAACCTAATAAAGATTTAGTAGATTATATTAAAAATTATTTTGAATGTTCTAGTAAAGAATCAAAAGAATATATAAATATATTGGATACCTCAAAAATAAGTTATATATTAACGGAAATAGGATTAAATAAAAAAGAAATAAAAACTGTATTAAAATGAACGAAAAATTATTCAACATGTTAAAATTATCTGCAGAGGCAGATAAAGCAAAAGCATTACTATCACTTGAGTTATTAGGAAAAAAAGCTGTAGGAATTGGAGACCATTCTACAGGAGATTTTTATAAAAATGCTGAAGAAGCATTAACTTCTTTAGTAGATGCTGATGATAGAATATCAACTTTAGATAAATATTATGCTAAAACACTTTTATTAAATGGGTGATTCAGTCAAAAATTATTTTGGAAATATGAGAAAGAAAAAAACTATAAAAAGTAGTAAAGATGATGCAATAGAGGTATTTGAATTAGAATATCCAATATTAGCAGATGAATTTAAACAAATTCAAAAAGAAATGTATAAAATGTTTGCTCGTAAACATATGGATTATGGTTTAAATAATATTGCTTTAGGTGGTGATTTAAATAATAATGATGATAAGAAATTTTCTTTAACTGGTTTATGTATTAGACTTACAGATAAAATTTCACGTTTAAAAAATCTATTAATTAATGGTAGATCATTTGTTAAAGGTGAAGGCATGGAAGATACATTTATAGATATTGCTAATTATGGGATAATTGGTCTTTTAGTAGGCCGTAATAAATGGAAAAAATAATTTGGCTAAAAAAATCCCAAATATAGTTAAGGAGATTCGTTTAAATCCTCCTCAAGAAATTAACTTTGCTTACCAGAAAAATATTTCTTATTCGCAAATGTCTATATTTCGTAGTTGTCCTCATAGATGGAAATTACAATATAAAGACAAAATAAAAAGATTTACTTCTTCTATACACACAGTATTTGGTACTGCTATACATGAAGTAATGCAGCACTATTTAGATGTAATGTATGAAAAAAGTGGGGCGTATGCTGATAGAGAAATAGATATAAAAGAATTATTCCATCAAAAGTTTATAGAAGAATATCAAACTCAATATAAAAAAAATAATAATGAGCATTTTTCAGATGCTTCTGAGATGAGAGAGTTTTTTGAAGATGGGGTTAATATATTAGATTGGTTTAAGAAAAAACGTAGTAGATATTTTTCTAAAAAAGGAACATATTTAGTAGGCTGTGAAATACCTATTGTAATTGCGCCCAATAAAATGTATAATAACGTATTATACATGGGGTATTTAGATGTTGTCACGTATAATGAAAATACTAATACCTTTAAGATAATAGACATAAAAACAAGTACTAAAGGATGGAATGATTATTCTAAAAAAGATGAGAATAAACAATTCCAATTACTACTATATAAACAATACTTTTCAGAGCAATATGGTATACCTTTAGATAACATAGAAATTGAATTTTTTATTGTTAAAAGAAAAGTATTAGATATTAATGATGAAAAACTTATGTCACCTTATCAGGCTCATAGGGTACAAACATTTACCCCACCTAGTGGAAAAATTAAATTAGGAAGAGCAAAAAAAGCTATGAATAGTTTTGTAAGTGAATGTTTTAATTCAAACGGGGAAATAAAAGATATAGAGTATCCTAAGTCTATTTCTAAATGGAACTGTACATTTTGTCCTTATAAAGAGGATAAAGAAAATTGTGGGGAAGGTATAATTTACTAGCCTCTGTATATATTTATATTAAATAATGTTATTAAAATAAAGATTATGAACGTAAAAAAAGAAATGACACTTACCAGTGTTAAAGTCAAAAGTAATTTGTTTGAAAATTTTAAAATTGAATGTGTAAAAAGAAAATTTTCATTTCAAAAATTATCTGATAGAGCTATTTATTTATATCTTACAGATGAAAATTTTAGAAGACAAATTACAAATCAAACCGACTTAGAACTTTAAACCTAAAAATTAATGAATAAGAGTTTTAAATATCTTCCAAAAAATAAAAGGAAGAAAATATTATTAATCTGTGATGATATTAGAGTACATTCTGGGGTTGCAACAGTTGCAAAAGAAATAGTAGTACATACAGCTCATCATTTTAATTGGTGTCAAATAGCAGGTGCTATCAAACACCCAGAAGCAGGAAAAAGATTAGATTTATCTCAAGATACTAATAAGATATCAAAAATTGATGATTCTCATGTATTTTTATACCCATCTAATGGTTATGGTGATATAAAATTAGTTAGAGAAATTATTAATATTGAAAAACCTGATGCTATATTATTAATTACAGATCCTAGGTATTTTACTTGGCTATTTAATGCCGAAAATGAAATTAGAACTAAAATTCCAATTTCTTATTTAAATATTTGGGATGATTATCCAGCACCTTTATATAATAAAGCATATTATGAGTCTTGTGATTTATTAATGGGTATATCTAAACAAACTGTTAATATTAATAAAATAGTATTAGGAAAATCTGGGGAAAATAAAATATTTAAATATATCCCACATGGGTTAAATTCTAATGTTTATAAACCTTTAAAAGAAGGTGATGAAGAATATACTAAAATGTTAGAGTTTAAGAAAAATATATTTAAAAACAAAAATCCTAAATTTGTAGCATTTTTCAATTCTAGGAATATTAGAAGAAAACAAATCCCTGATACTATGTTAGCTTTTAGAGGATTTTTAGATACTCTGCCTAAAGAGGAATCTAAAAATTGTTATATGATATTACACACTGAGGCAGTTACAAACCATGGGACAGATTTAGAAAAAGTTAGAGAATATTTATTTGAAGAAGATTATAAAGATAATATAATATTTTCTCATTCAAAACTTACTATCAATCAATTAAATTATTATTATAATATAGCAGATGTTCAAATGTTATTAACTTCTAATGAAGGTTGGGGGTTATCATTAACTGAAGCTATATTAGCAGGAACTCCTATTATAGCTAATGTTACTGGGGGAATGCAAGACCAAATGAGATTTGAAGATGAAAGTGGTGATTGGATTGATTTCGATTCTGACTTTCCATCTAATCATAAAGGTACTTATAAAAAACATGGAAAATGGGCTTTCCCATGTTACCCAACTTCAAGATCAATACAAGGTTCACCTGCAACCCCTTATATCTATGATGATAGATGTAGATGGGAAGATGCTACTGAAAGGTTAGTAGAAGTATATAAATTAGGAAGAATTAAGAGAAAAAAATTAGGTCTAAAAGGAAGAAAATGGGCAATATCTGATGAAGCTGGATTTACTCATGAATATCAAGCTCATAGAGTAATGGAAGCATTTACAGAATTATTCAGTACCTGGAAACCTAGAGAAAAATATGAATTAATAAATACCAACGAGTATAAAGGTAAATTTTTAACCCATAAATTGTTATATTAATGAGTAAACCAAGATTTGTTATATCATGTCCCTTTGATACCTATTCAGGATATGGGGCACGTAGTAGAGATTTAGTAAAAGCTATTATTGAATTAGAAAAATATAAAGTAGAATTATTACCTCAAAGGTGGGGTGGTACCGCTTGGGGTTTTTGTAATGATCATCCTGAATGGAAGTTTTTAATGTCCCATACTTGCAAACCAGATTGGAATAAAACCCAACCTGAGATTTGGATGCAAATATCAATCCCTAATGAATTCCAACGTGTAGGAAAATACAATATAGGATGTACTGCCGGTATTGAATCTACAATGTGTAAAGCAGAATGGATTGAAGGGGTTAATAGGATAGATGAAACTTGGGTTTCTTCTAATCATGCTAAAAAAGTATTTGAAAGTACTATATATGATAGAAAAAATAAAATAACACAACAAGTAGAAGGTAAATTAAAAATTGAAAAACCAATTCATGTTGTATTTGAAGGAGCAAATTTAGATATCTATAAAAAAATTCCTTCATCAAAGATTAAAAATATTAATTTAGATCAAAT